ACAGCAAGACGGGGAAGCAGATGTGAGGCCAGTCAACTGGCGCATTACTGATCCCGTGGCTGGCCAGGATTTGGTTAGGGTTGTCGGCGCATCTGGTGCCGATGTAGGCCTGACCACCCTGGTTTACGATAGGCAGCTTTATGATGCCATGACCTGCAGATTCGACACGGCATCGGTGGTGCAGCGGGACGTCCTCTGGGACTGGATGAACCGCACTGCGCCGCTGATCAACATGCCGAGGTCTGTGGCCCATGATGTGCTTGAGGGCACCCTCATGATGTATAGGGTGCACGCTGCCGAAGTCCGCTCCAACCAGTCTTTTTGGTTGGAGCGGCCGTACGCCCAGTAAGAACCTATGAAGCGCGATACGTCCTTGGTTACAGGGACCGGGACGTGTCGCGCGTCCTCCCGAAGCTGAAACCACTCGACCCGATGAAGAAGGTCGTGCTCCGGGAGGTGACCCAAGGTGTCCAGAGCGTCATCGCTCGTTCAATGGGGTGGCATGTGCCAGGCGTTGCCCCGTTGGGTCCTGACTTCGACGATGTTGAGACCATTGTCGGAGGTGCTAAGAAGAGGCTCTTGGGTAAGATCGAGAAGATGGAACCCGAGAAGGCGAGACGATTCCGGGAGTTTGTGCGTGTCTGGCTTGATAAGAACGTGGCACAGCTCCCACCGGACCAGGAGTTCGACTTCGAAGAATGGCTGGCCGGCACACACTATAGCGAGAAGCGAAAGGAACATCTGAGGAAGGCGCGTGTATACTTCCTCCAGAACAAGGACAAGAAGAACAAGTCCTTTGTCAAACATGAGTGGTATGATGTTCCGAAGTGGGCGAGATGGATCAATTCGAGGACGGATGCGGCTAAGACCTACTTTGGCCCTTTCTTCAAGGCCATTGAGAAGGTCCTGTATCGTTATCCCGCATTCATCAAGCACGTTCCTGTGGAGGACAGGGCCAAGTATATCAAAGACATGCTCTACCGAGATGGCGCAACGTACCTCGGTACGGATCATAGCAACTTTGAACTACATGATACTCCTGAGATCATGTCGATTTGTGAGTTACAGCTTTACTCACATGTACTTGGCAAGTGCATTCTAGCGCGTGACTTCCTCGCCACAGTGCACAACACCCTTCCTGCTCGACAAACTTGTGCTAATAAGAGGGTGGTGCTCAAGACATGGGCTCGCATGTCTGGAGACATGTGTACTTCGCTCGGCAACGGTTTTGTGAATCTCATGGCCATACTGTTCATTGCGTCGGAGAACGGATGGCTCGACCGCTGCCAGTGTGTTGTTGAAGGAGATGATGCGGTGCTCAGAAAGGAAGGCCCGATGGACGTGGGCGACTTCGAGGCACTTTCCTTCGACATAAAGCTTACCAAGGAATCGAATCTTGGCAAAGTTGGGTTCTGTTGCTTGTTTTTCAGTGATGACAAGCCCGAGAACCTGGTGGACCCAGTCAAGGTGGTGGCTCGCTCGGGATGGACTAATTCCGTAGCGCTACACGGCGGACCTCGGATAATGGCGTCTCTATCGAGAGCGAAGGCATTCTCGCTCTTGTGTGAGGCGCCAACAAATCCGATCACGTCCAAAATGGCGCTTTGGATACTCCGGGCGACTGAGGGTGTGAAGACAGCACCTGCGTTGTTGGACCGTGCGCCGTGGTGGGCGCAACGCATCGAGCTCTCGAATGTTGAGAAATGCATCGAGAAGGCTCGGGCTGGCCCGTCTAATGGCCAGCGGGTGTTTGTGGCAGAAAAATGGGGCATACCCATCTCTGATCAAATCGAAGTGGAGAAGTGGTTTGACCAGCAGAATGAGTTAGTCCCAATGGACCACCCGGCGCTGATTCGTCTGTGCAAGAGTCAGCTGCCGTGGTGGGCTTGGTCTTGGGACACCTTGTCTTCAGTGTCCCGTGTCGGTGATCCGTGGTGCACATGCTAGCCCGCG